CAATAAAAGAAAATAAATACGGAACAGAAAGATTTCATGAATTATTTGAAAAAATAATTGGGCATGAATTTAAAAATATAAAAACTTGCTACTTAGCGGGAGTAAGAACCGAGGAATCACCAAAAAGATTTGTTGCATTAACAGATGCTATTACTTACAAGTGGATTACTTTTGGTTCTGCTTTAAATAAAAAAAATCAACATTACACATTTTATCCTATTTATGATTGGTCATATACAGATATATGGAAATTTATAAATGAAAATAATATAGCATATAATAAAATATATGACAAATTATATCAACATGGCGCAGTTTTAAATGATATGAGAATATCAAATTTGCATCATGAAACTGCAATACAGTCACTTATGTTAGTTCAAGAAATAGAACCGCAAACATGGAATAAACTTGCGCATAGAATTGACGGGGCGTCGAGCATTAAGCATATTAAAAAAAATAGTTTTACTTGTCCTAATGATTTGCCTTATATGTTTAAAGATTGGGAGGAATACGCAATTCATTTAGCAGAAAATATAATACAAGACGATGATAACAAGAAAAAATTATATAAAGTATTAAATTCTAATAATATTGAACATAGTTGTAAATTTTACAAAAGATTTAATCAAAACGCTATTGATAAATACTGGCGAATTATTATAAATACAATTTTGTCATCTGATTGGGACTTTACAAAAATTAAAAACTTTGCAATGTCTATGCCGATTGCAAATTTAAGGTATTATTACTGGAAGCAATTTCATAAAATGCAATGGGAAAAAATAAAACATAACAAATATTTTACATTTGAACAAAAACAAGAAATATGGAATCAATTAAACAAATAATTTTAGATGCCTTTAATTTAGCTGAGGATAAAATTAATTTTATCAATAAATTAAATCATTTTATTTTTACTGAGGTTAATATTATAAAACAACCGATTAGCTATGTTAAATGGATTCCATTAGATAAAGTTGAGCCAAATGACTATAATCCAAATAGCGTAGCAAAGGTTGAAATGGGGTTATTGTATAAATCAATTAAGCATGATGGATATACGCAGCCTGTTGTAACTATATACGATGACGCAAAGGGTAAGTATGTAATTGTAGATGGCTTTCATAGGTACTTTACTTGCAAAAACAATAAAGATATATATGAACGTAACAAAGGTCATTTGCCTTGCGTTGTCATTGAAAAGGATATTAATGAACGTATGGCGGCAACTGTAAGACACAACAGGGCGCGTGGTGAACACTCGGTTACTGGCATGGCAAACATGGTTTTTGAAATGCTTCAAAATGGCTGGACGGATGAAAACATCTGCAATCATTTAGGCATGGAACCAGAGGAAATATTGAAATTAAAACATATTACTGGTTTTAGTAAATTGTTTCAAGATGTTAATTACAACAAGAGTTGGGAAACAAAAAACCAAATCGCATTGAGAATAAATTACGAAAATGAAAACAAAGAAAAGTAAAACCCCGTAAAATCCCGTATATGAGAGAAGGCAGAAACGGCGGCAAGTTATTAACGGGCGGTAACAATGGCGGCGGCAGACCTAAGAAATTGCCGTCGATAGACCTTATTATGACCAACGTAATGGGTGATGAAAAAAACGGCATATCTGCGGCTGAGGCGATTATAATGAAGTTAAGGGACATGGCAACCAAAGGGGATATAAAGGCTGCTCAGGTGTTACTTGACCGTGCCTATGGCAAAGCAAAACAAGATATCGATATTACAACGCAAGGGGAAAAGGTGACTGTTCCAACGATAATATTTACAAATGATGGAAATAAAGGTTAGTGACAAATACCAAGCCCTTTGGCAACCGCGAACGCGTTACTTTATCATTACTGGTGGACGTGGTTCGGCTAAGTCTTTCACGGTTGGACTTTGGGCTTGTAATATGTTATTGGCTTATAAGGGTTGGAAACTTTTGTTTACTCGATACACCTTGTCTTCGGCAAGTATTTCCGTTATTCCTGAGTTTAGAGAAAAAATAGATTTGCTTGGTGTAGGCGATGAATTTAAAATGACTAATTCATTTATTAGCCACAAGGTCACAAAGTCGGAAATAATATTCTCAGGCATTAAAACAAGTTCGGGAAACCAAACGGCAAAGTTAAAATCAATACCCGCATTGAACGTGTTCATCGTTGACGAGGCTGAAGAATTTGTGAGCGAAAAAGACTTTGATACAATAGACGAATCCATTCGTATGCCTGACACGCCGAACATTGTCGTACTGGTTATGAACCCTCAGGACGTGGAGCATTGGATTTGGAAACGTTGGTTTGAAAAGTCGCACCGCATGGAGACGATTGACGGGCATTCGATACCAATAAGCACACATGAGGATATAACGCACATACATACGACCTACTTAGACAATTACCACAACCTTAGCAAAGATTACATTAACAAAATAAATGCGATTAAAACCAAATACCCTGACGCATACGCGCACAGATTTTTAGGCAAATGGCTGGATAAGAAACAGGGCGTAATATTTCCAAACTGGGTGGAGGGCGAATTTGATACAAGCCTACCTTTTGCCTACGGGCTTGACTTCGGATTTTATCCAGACCCTTTGGCATTGGTTAAGGTTGCGGTTGACACGGGGGCAAAGAAGATATACGTTGATGAGGTTATTTATAAACAATCGCTTTCGTATGACGCGGTCATTGAACAAATGAAGCAATACGTTCACCCAAATAGCATGATAATTGCAGACACGAGCGAACCAAGGTTAATTGAGGCATTGCAGCAAAGCGGATTGAATGTACAGAAGGCGGAGAAAGGGGCGGGGTCAATCGTTGAGGGGATAAAGAAAATGTTGGATTATCAAATTGTAGTAACGGCTGATTCGTATAATATCAAATACGAGTTAAGGAATTACGTTTGGAACGATAAAAAATCTTCCACGCCCTTAGATGCAGATAATCACGGCATGGACTCACTTAGGTATATATTCACACGGCTGGCACAAGGCAGCGATTTATTGGCTTACAATTAAAAGGCATGACACCAAAAGAAAAAGCAGAGGAATTAGTTTATAAATTTATGGATACACGTATACCTTGGAAACAATCTAAATTATGCGCCTTGATTGCGGTTGATGAAATTTTAAATCATCATCACCAATCACAAGGATTATATAGAATTGATAGCTATTTTTGGAAAGAAGTTAAACAAGAAATAGAAAAGATATGACAGATAAAGAAAAGGCGGTTATCATTATTGACTTAATCGAAAAGGTAACGCAAGAAATAATTGATAAGCCGCAACACCGAAAGAAATACTTGCAGATGCGCGGACACCTTGAAAAAGCCGTGAAGCTGACAGGCAACGGAATAAAAAGGGAATGGTCACGACCGCCCAGCCTTCCAATTTTCCAGCACGAAAAGGGAACGGCAAAGCCATTTGAACCCGAAACAATCGGCGACGTATTGGCTGACAATTCACCCGAACCAACACGCAAAGGAAAGAAAAAGTAATGGTAATATTTAATATTGGAAACAAGGCGGTAAAGTACGAATACCCAGAAACGGCAGCGGATATAACGCTGGAACAATACATTTATTTTGTTAAATTCCTTTTGCCTCAGCACCCCAAGGCGGAACTTGAAGCCATTCAGTATATGAATGAACGGGACACGGTATATGAGAAAATAAAACCGTATGCACGCAAGTTGAAGGTCGGGACAAAGGACGAAAACCAAGCGACAGTTGTAAGGCAACTTGTAAGAATTCTTGACACGCAAGAGGTAAAGGACAACGTACGCCGTTTCCTTCCAGCCTTGATAACGCAATGGGAAACAAACGATGATGAATTAGGGATAAGGTTACAAATCATGGACGAGGTCTGGGAAGCAAAGGAGCGATACCCTTACATGGCAAAGGTGGTAAACTATTTTACTGGCATTCCCCTTGACGCCTGTTATGGCAAGGTAGCCGAGTCCGTGGAATTAAAATACCTTACCTATCTTTATTCAAAGATTGTGAACGCGGTTAACACGCCCACGGAAACGA